CCGTAAGACGTGCGACCGTACTTTGTTAGTGTTTCCTTGATAAACACTTCAAAGTCGCGCTGACGCTCTCTGAGGGTGTCTATGATGTCATCTTTGGAGGCTGTACCGCTAACATTTACAGTTGGGGAATAGGTGACGGTTTGCTGTTGACTACCGCTGGCAGAGGAACCAAATAAATTTGAAGAGCTAGCCGTCGGCATAGATGGCAGTACGCCGATCGCACTCATGAAGCCTTCCCGTAAAGGTCGGATTGTTGCCACTGCGATCGCGCCCGCCGCAGCTACTGCTAAAAGCGCTGTTGTAGCGCCGCCACCAAACACAGAGAAAGCTAAACCCGCAGCGGTCACAATGCCAGTTATAGACGAAAAGAATAGGACTGTAGGGGCGATCGCAGCAAGCGCCGCCCCAACGTATACAATGCTTTTTACAACTTTGGGGTTTTCTTTTGCCCAATCCGCTGTTTTCTGAACTAGCGGGATCATCTTGTCTAACAAAGCGTTAATAGGCGGTAGTAAGGCATCACCAACAACGATCGCTAGCTTATTCATACTCACGCCCATCCGCGCGACTTCTGAGGCTGTAGTATTTGTTTGGATGTCAAATTCTCTCTGCAATGATGTTGCTGTTGCCTGTTCATCATTCGCAAAATTTAGAGCACGTTGGAGTAAATCAACATTAGTGGACATCATCCCTAAATCGTCTGAGTATTCCCGACCACCTATTAAGGCAATAGCGCGCGATCGGGTCGCAGCGTCTAGTGAGTTTATCTTGGTTAAAAAATCCGTAATAGCTTCAGATCCGCGCGATCTGATATCTGCCTCCATCTCTCTAGCTGAATAACCTACCATTGCGATCCCGCGTTTAAATCTAGCAGATCCGACAGTTGCTGCATTCATCGATCCAACTAGAAAATTAATCGCCGTGCCTGCTTTAGCTGGTACAATTCCCAGTGAAAGAATAGCGCCGGACAAAGCCGCGGTTTCTCGATAGGTTAACCCGGCTTGTGCCGCTAAACCAGAAACACGCGGCAACACTTTAGTTATTTCTTTTGCGCTGGCGGCCATATTGTTTGACAACTCATTTATCGTTCCTCCCAAATCGTTCATTTCATCGACCGAAAGTTTAAAAATATTTCTAATTTTCGCCGCGCTTTCCCCCGCTTCATCGGCTGGTAAATCAAAGGCAAACGCCATTTTTCCGACTGTTTCCGTGAACTTTAGAACCTCATCAGAAGCGATTCCGTATTGTGCAGCAGCAGCAGCAAGGGCGGCGATTTTATTCGGATCAACTACTTTTAAAGTATTAGACAAGTCTAATATTTCCCCTTTCATTACCGCCAGTTTGTCAGGAGTCAAATCGAGAATTTTATTAATACTTGTGATACTTGTCTCAAATTTTGTTGAAGCATCAAACGCCACAGCACCAAGCGCAACTAAGGGGGCGGTTATGTAGGTTTGCGCGCCCCCTACGACCTCATTCATTGCCCTTTGGGCTTCACTAATCCGCTTTAATTCATCCGCGCCCGAACTTGCTAATTTTTGTAAACCGGGTGTTACGTTATCGGTTAAATCCGCCTGTACTCCTAACTTTATTATTCCCATTAATTAATCCCAATGTTGAGAATTATTTTTGCCGTCGTCTTAATTCGTTTGCTTCATCTTCCATCAGTGCGATCGCCTCAAGTATGAATATTTCTTGAGTCTTTTGGGGTAACGGTGCAATTTGCGCTAAAAAATCGTACCCGCACCATTTGGACAGGATAATAATGGTTCGGGGATCGATAACTCGAACTTTCCCTGATTAATGCTTACCTTAAGCAAAATTGCAGCCAATAGCCAGCCTATCCCGCCCTCGGTAACTGGTAGCTCAAAATGTTGGTTTAAGACAGGCTGTCCGTTAATCTTGCAATAACTGGTAATATCTTTGACGTGAGCTAACAAGCGCCCGGACTCTTCTACATTTTTTGCCCATAAAGTATTCTGAAAAATATCGTTATCACTATTTTCAAAAGTGATGTCTATTTCATCAAAAGTGAAATGCTGAGAGTTTACAACGTCTAATGAGTCGTCTAATATTTTAAACCGATCGCCCTCACAGAGTAGAACACACCCCATTAACCCGGTCATCTCTACCCCGTCGCCTAATGATTTTCTACCAATACCCGCGCGCTGTAAATTGTCCGCCGTTGTAGGCAAACTTTCTCCGTTTATTTCAATAGTTGAAACAGCACCTAAAAAAGCGAGTTTTGATAATACATCTCGCGGGGCTAATTCATAATCAAAATAGTGTTGCCCTGGTTTATCGTAGTTGAGAATTAATGCCCCCTTTGGGAGCTTTAGGCTAGCTAGTGACATTGTTCGATCGCGCTAAAGTTCTCTGCAATCTTAGCCTATATTTGGGCAAAATACAATGGCTAGCCATGCCATAGTAAATTAAAGCCAAACAACCAGAAAATTATAACTATTCCTATGCTATACTATATTAACAACAAACAACCGGAGAATCATGATAAGTTTAACCGATTACGCAAGCCCTGAGCTAACTAAAGCAATTACTGATTTTGAGGAATGCAACGGCTCGATCGCCCGTATTTCTCGGTTTATTAATCTGTTTGGGCTTTGGGTAGAGGATTGTCTGAGGAATCCCGACTATTTTATCGCGGCTGCTGTCGCGAATCCGAATAAACCATTTACCCCAATAGATAGGGCTGAAGTGGTTTGTACCCTATTCTCGCAGGGCAACGTAACGACAGGATTACAGAGTGCGATCGACAAATTAGAGGCTCGGTATCACACCATAGAAGACGGGGATGAGATCGACAGTTTGCTGAGTGCTTTAACACTAGCGATTGCGTCTGAGTCTGTCCGCAGCGAAAACTAAAATGCAATTTAAAACCCGATCGGGCGATCGGGTTTTGTTTCATTATTCCCAGTGTTGGGAATAGCATTAACCGTACACTAACTCGACTCCTATTGTGTCTGAGGAACCTGTCGGAAGTCTCCAAACTACCACACCATTTTCGGTTCTCCAAGCGTCTGTCACTTGCAATTTAATAGTACCGTCATCAGCTTTGTCTGGGCTGACAGTACGCCCCGGTCGGCTAACGTAGCCCGAATAAAATTCGCCATCGCTAGTCGCCACAGTAGGCGATGTCATGTCGACATTTAAGACCATTAAAGTTACGATTAACTTCAAATTAAATGCCTTTTCAACAAACTTTAAAAAAGCAGGATTCCTCTTGTGATCCTTTAGCGACATGGTTAATTCTGCCGCCTGAATCGATCGAGGTTCTGGTTTTGTGAAGTCAGTACCGACTACCATGTCAGTATCATAATTCCTAGTGAATTCTGGTATTTCAATTGTCTTAACTTCACCGTTAACCAGAATTACACCGTTAGTATCAACAAACGCAACTTTGAGCATATTTTTAATCCACAAATATCGTTATTTCTGCAATCCGATCGCCCTGGTTATCACCCTCTAACATAACATCATATACAAGACTCCGCGCTGCTGTATCCGACTTGTCAGCATTGAAATCAACAACGCTATAAGGTAACAGTGAGGCATCCGGTTCGCGGTTTAAAGCGATCCGGATCGCCTGAGCTACGCCCTCTATATGCACTAAATCGAACGGTTTCTGGTGCCAATTGTAGGCTACTCTGTTAGCCAAAAATTGAGCTTTTGCTTTTAGTCTGGCAATATTAAACGGCAAGCCATTTGTAATAATAGAGGACATGATCCGATCGCTCCCCCAAGTAATTCCCTTTTCTTTCAATAGTACCGATTCCGCAAGAGTTAGGGCAACAGCGGACTCTTTTAATATTTCACCGTCCGGGCTCTCCCAATAGTCTAATAATGCCACGGCTGCGACAAAATGAACGCCCGCACTTTCAACCCCGCGATCGCTAGTGCGAACTGGGAATACGGCAACGGCGTTAGCCGACTCAAGTAATGAGATCGCGGCGGTAGCGGTAGCGCCCGGCTGAGTGTACGCGGCGATCGCGCTTAATGCGATCGCCTTCTCATTCAAAGCAGTGGCAATATTAGCAGTAATTTCAACCCCCGCGGTGACAATCATGGTCGGGATCTGTCCGTTAACGGCTGCTACCAAACCGATCGCAGCAACTAGATCGATCACGTCATAGTCCGCGACCGAGTAAGTAACGCGAACAGTACCAAGCGCCGGGATCGTACTCGCAGCCGTGCGCGTTATTATCCCTGTAAGCGAGGCGATCGTGTAATGTGTAGGGGATACATAGGTTATATCCTCTCCCACGTTAGTTACAACTATGGGAGCAACTATGTTAGGGTGTTCTAGCTTGATTGTTTCAAGAGCGTTAAATGTGTAGCTTTTGGCTGCTACCTCTGCTACCGCGACCGACGGCGTGGCATTAATTGCGATAATAGGCACTTGCACATACTTCAGAATTGTCTCGATCGCGTCAACTAACCCGTAAGATTCTATCCCCTTACCCGACGCGGTAGATAATGACAAGCGCTCCCCATACTTTGCGATCGCCTCAGTTAGAGAATTAATCAAGGTCGGGGTGCCGTCGCCTTTTGCAGCGTTGCCCACTACTGCGATAACATCCCAAGGGGCTCTCGGTCGTCTGGTGCCTTGCTCTATTAAAATGCTAGTCATAAAATATCGATCCTCATTGCTAATATTTCCGGACTGGTTACTGCTATTTCATTAATTCGTTGCCTTCCCACTATATCAAAACTTTGTTCTAGCACCCACCTTTTTTGTTGAAAATATTCGCGGCGGGTATCAAAAGTTAAATCAAATAAAGCGCCTGTAACTTTTAATTGCTCTAGTGCTGATTCCACTCTTTCGGCTACTTTCCCCGCGCCCGTTGCCTGGTAATATTCGGGTAGACTTATTACGATCAATACTTTCTGAATTCGCGTCTGGAAATTAGCCGAAAACGTGCGGTCGTTCTCGATCGTCCTCTCACTGGGAAATAGTATCAAAATGTCGCCAGCGTTGTCTGCAATCGCTAGCTCTTGCACTTTGTTAGGATGTATCCTTAGCAATACGTTAGGGGCTAGAGTCTCTCGCACCGTGGTTAACGCTTCCGATATTTCTTGTCTAATTTGCTCAGAATCAAACATAGTGTGCTATAAAAAAAAGGGGGCGGATGAAGCCCGCCCTGAGATCAACCAAAACACCAATCGACATGGACTATCAAACTTTAACACGTTCTATCGCAGAAGATCCCCCAGTAGGTGAGGGGCCCCCGATTCGTGGCGACGGTCGCGATCGGTAATTATTCCCAATTCCCAACATTGAGAAAAAACAACTATGGCAAGAAATGAAAGGAACGCAAAACTTACCAGAAAACAAGTTGCAAAACTCCGAGAGCTAGCAAAGGAAGGATTTAAACGTGCCGACTTAGCAGA